CAGTAAAAACTTTAGACGAAGCTGAAAGACTATACGAACTTTATTCAGAATGTGTATCTAAAACAGCTCGATGGAAGCAAGGAGGATTTAATTTACTCAAAGCATATCCGTTAGTAAGTTCTCAAAAAAATGCACCAACCATAGATCAACTTCTTGATATGAATCGATATGCCTATACTAAGTACATTAAATTAATTGAACAACAGCCTGAAATAGAATTCAATTATGTAAATTCTTACAAAAAGGAAATTTTAAATGCTTTATAAACTGATAGAAAACCTGCCAGTAGAATATACTTTTGATAAAGAAGAAAGAATTATTTTATGCGGTGTTCCAGGACCATTTACACCAGGATGCTCTTCGAAACACTTGCCTGGTTTTGCAAATAATTTACAAGAATTAAAAGATAAAGGTATTACTAAGGTTGTGTTTATTGCAGTTAGTAATGCATATGTTATGAACGCTTGGAATGAAAAGTTTGGACATGACGAGATTGATTGTATTGGAGATCCGTACGGAGAATACATTGAAGAAATATCACAAACAATGTGGAACCCTATGTTAGCAAGAGCATCTAATAGATTTGCTGTATTAATCGAGAATGGTAAAATTATAAAACAGTTTAACGACCCATTTGTTGAAGGTGTACTAAATGACCTTTAAAACTACACACAATAATTACAGATTAGTTGATAATAATGATGTGCCTTTATATCATTATGACATTGATGATTACACAGCAAGAGAAAATGAATCTCACCAAGAACACAAAAATTTAAACTATAAGTCGGCGTATGACGGATATAAAGGCGTAGTATGGACACCGTTAGATCTTCCGTTTTTAGATATAGATTTAGATCACCTTTGGAACGTTTGGCAAGATGTACATCAATATAAAAAAGAAGGATTGGCACAGCCTTGGTTTGACGAACGACCTGACGATATGAATAGTTCAAGGCATAGTGTATATACAGATCATGATTATAGAGCGCTAATTTGTTTTAAGAATACAGATTACTATTCTACTAATGTAAAAGGAGAATGGTATCAAGTTATTAGAGATGAATTTCCACAAGTAGTTGACTTTTGTGAAAATCATTTACCTTTTGACAATTTAAGATTTGTAGCTTTTGCTGGTAGAGACGAACATGGAGTAGGACCTCATTATGATGAAGATTACAAAAATAGACATAGACTTTTTGGACAAGAACCGAGTCAAATACGAATTCGTTGGAGTAATGTAACTACTCCAGAAACTGAACATTTATACTTTACTAACGATCATGCAAAAACAAGATTGTACCCTATGTTACCTAATGATACAAATGCAATGGCATGGGACGGGCAAGTACACGAACATGGTGCTGACAAAGGATATCATCCTACTGAAAGAATGATACTCATGCCTATGGGTACATTAAACATTAAAAAATGGCATGACTTGTTAGACAGAAGTATAGAAAAATATAAAGATTATGTTATTACTGTGGATCATTTCAAATGATTATGAAAGGAGCAAACCTATCTACATTATTTCCTTCTGAAGCAAGTGCAGCAATAGCACAAGACGGTTATTTAGTTTTACAAAATACTGGCGCTTCACCTGAGGAGTTTGCAGAATGGTTTACAGATTTTGCGTATACACTAAGTCCTGATATATGGTGCAGTGATAAATCTCATAGTAGTCTATTTTGGAGAGTAACTAACCAAAATATTGATGAAAGAACACAAGGATTGTTTTCAAGCGATGATGTAGATTGGCATACTGACTTAGCACCGATTATCGATTCACAAGAAGTTATTGGATTATACGGAAAGACAATAACATTTGATACAGAAACTTGGGTATGTTCAGCAGTTGAATATTGGAACAGATTAGATGAAGAAACAAAATCTATGTATAAAGAACTTGTTGTAGAATTGTATCATGCCAGTATAAACAAAGATAAAGAATTATTTGAAACTAAGTGGCAAGTAGACTGGGACAAAGAATACCCACAAGAAATTATAGACGGTCTGAGAAAAAATAGACAACTAAGTCAAATACAAAATTGTACAAACATAAGTTTAGACAATGCAAAAAAATTTAATAAACATCGAGGACTTGTTGCAAAATATAATTTTGTTAGTAATCATCCGTTAGGTGCAGATAGTATATTTTTCCACCCGCATTTGATTGTAGACTTATATAAAGAAAATCAGTCTATAATACAAGGAAAAGAAATATTTCAAACGATATATAGAGACTTAATAGAAAGCAATAAGTACACATATAAGCATAGATGGAAAGAAGGTGATATACTGTTAATAGATCAAATTAACACATTACACCGAAGAACAAAAGTTTACGAAGATAAGCCTCGTGAATTGTTAAGATGTGCAGGATGGTATAAGAACAGGAAACATTATAATTATGTCCTATGATTTAATTTATGTAAACGGTGCATCTTATGAAGCAGGAGCTGGTTTGTGTCAGCATGAATATTTAACAGATGTAGAATTACAAAAATATCCTGAATGGTTAACTAATTTTCCAAAAATTATGACAGAAGAAAAAATGAAAGAATTGTGGAATCTGTATGATAACGGATTAGAAGAAAGAGAAAAGCAGTGTGCCTGGCCTGCACATTTAAGTAGGATGACTGGTATTCCTGTACAAAATGAAGCTGTAGCAGGAGCCTCAGCTTCAACAACTGCAATTAAAACACTTGAAACAAATATGAAACAACACAAAGGCAAAAAAGTTTTGTATATAATTGGAGTGTGTCCTAATCAAGGAATTTGGTGGCCAGGTTCTGAAAGAGGAAATGATAGTATTCTTTTAAATCCGTACAGAAAATTTCCTAATACATTTGAAAGATTTATTGCAGAACACATACGTGATAATGCTTCTCGAGAACAAGTAGATCATTTATATAACATTTCTTTCAAAGGACTGTATCTTTATCTAAAGGAAAGAAAAAGAGATTGTTATTTTGTTCACGCTGATTTTGGATTAGCAGACGGATCTTCAGGAAGAGCAAGAAGACCAATAACTGGATACTTAGACGAAATAGCACCAAACATTGATCCTACAAAAGATAAAGTACTTACGGTATGCGGACATTATACAGAAGATGTCCATATCGAACTTGCTGAAAGAATAGCAAAGAAAATTGAAAGTGGCGAAATATGAAAAAACAAAACTTACCTACAATAGCAAATTTAAATCTAAATATTGATTTAGAAAGGTTGCGAAGTGCAACTGATAAATTAGCAGAAGAATTTGTAAATGTACGTGCAGCTAATCCTGGATTGTGCATGAATCATGAAGAATTAGTTAAAGATGTTTACGATAACTTTGAACAAATTAATTTAACTACACCCAGTGAAGTCTTGCCACATACAGCAAGTATTAAAGAACGACTACGGCGTAGGGAAGAACATTTATATAATGTACCAACTGAAGATTATATTGGAAGTTACTTTGAAGAAATAGTAACACAATGTAAAGCACCAGCAAGTCGTATACGTATTACTAAACTTGCTCCTGGCAAAACTATACCTTTCCACGTAGACTACGATGTAAGCTACGCTGTACGCTGTATAGTACCTGTATACGGTGGTAGTAATGTTGTAAACTTATTTAAACGTGATGGAAAACTTGAAGCGTATAATCTCGAAGACGGTACTGCTAATTTCCTCAACATAGGATATCCACATGCTGTTGTGAACATGAGCGATAAGCCTCGTATAGCACTAATGTTTAGTTTGGACGGTACTGATGACATCACAAGTTTATAATTATACAGATACAGAATTAAAAGACCTTGCAACTAAAATACAAACGCAAGGCCTGTCAATACTTCATGAACAACAGTTTACTGAATCACAGATTGTAGAATTCTTTAAACGCATAGGCGAGTGCGAAGCACCTGGCTTGTTTATGAATCCTAAAGATCACCCAGAGTTATTCTTAGTGTCAGACAGAAAAGATGAACACGGTAACAAGACAGGAATGTTTGGCGGTGGCGAACTTGGGTGGCATTCAAACGGTAATAGCAGACATCTTATTGATAAGATTCTTATTGGACTATACTGCGTCAAAGGTGATCCAAATACAACTCTTAGCGTATGTAATACAAGCGATCCGTTTTATGACTTGTCAGAAGAGGATCAAGCATACTGGAAAAGCATTACAATTAGATTAAAGTTTCAAAACGATACAATGTATCACTTAGACGATGACGATCCGGAACTTGAGTTTATGAGTAAGAACAAGGGTAGTATTAGACCGTTAGTTGGAACACACCCGCATACAGGCAAAGACTATTTCTACTTTCCTTATCACTTTATTATTAAAGCATGGCAAGGTAAAACTCCAGTAGACCATAACGAAATAATTGAACGCTTAAAACCTATTATATTTAAAAGCCGCTATCAAACACATCACGTATTTGCCGAGGGCGATCTATTAATGATGGATCAGTTTACTACATTGCACAGACGTACACCTGTTATGGGCGATAGGTTATTGTGGAGATTAGCAAGTGACTACTCAAACATGGCATAGAATTTTTGACGTTGATTACAATATTGATAAAGTATTAGTTTGGGCAAGAAAACTACAATTAAGTAAGCCAGGTATTCCTATGCAAAACAAAACTTCTCTTAATACTGTAGATCTTGGTGAAGACCAGTATTACTGGGAAGGAGAGTTTCCTAAACAAGAGTTTGATATATTCAATGACATTATTTGTTTAGACGGAAAATTTAGAGGAATCGAAACAAGTTGCTCTTTATGGGAGTATCAGTCTCATACTACGCTGCTGCCACACATACACGATACTGAAGAATTAATCGGAGGAGTACTAATTGTTCCGTTAATTGGAAATTTTAAAACAAGTATATATCAAGGAGATAAAGAAATCGATAGTGTTGAATATTCTCCAGGTAAGTTATTTTTTGTAAAAGGAAAAGAATTTTTGCACGGCGGCGAAGCTATAGATGGTTATAGATTAGCTGCATTATTGTACATAAAAAAGGATGTAAACTTGGATGATTATATAATATGAATGTTGTAGGTATAAGTTTTAGTCACGCTGAAAATAGTTTACAGACACGGGGATTGTATCTTATGCAAGATATATTGCCTATTAATACAGTATGTGACATGACTAACTATAATATTCCAATGTGCAGTTCGAATAAAAGTGACGGCGTTGTTCCGCAATCGGTTGACAATTTGATAAGCGTAATGGAAAGTGCTGATGTTTTAATTTTTGCTATAAGCGAAGCAACTGGACATTACTGTGCTGGATTTAAAAATGTAATGGACTGGTTAGTAGTAAAGGCAAAATTTAATGCACGCCTTGGAACTGATTATGCTATTACAGATACACCCATTTTTGTAGTAACATTTACTCCTGCTAAGAATGAAAATGTTGGAAATAGACATTTTGCAATGACTGTAGATCTACTGGAAAAGCTGGGAGCAAAGGTACAAAAGACGTCTGTAATACCAGATTCTTGGAAAACTGTAATTCCGGGACATTCCGCCGCAGTAAAACCAGTCTGTCGTGTGATTAGTGATTTTCTAAAGTTATATACGCCGAATAGTATAACGACACGTAAAAAAGATGACACCGATAGTTTACATTGGTTAACCAACTACAACGAATGGGATATGAAATGGAAGTCAATAGATTAAACGGAATACCGTGGCCTCGATGGCATACTACGCCGCCAAAAGAACTTATCAAGGTTCCGTTGAAAGAAGAATATGCATTACACACTATGGACTATTTAGATACTCCTGAAGCAAGATGTATTTTTGAAAAACAAGCTCAAATTATAATTGATAATAATATACAGGGTATAGTTGATATAGGTTGTCGCATTGGCATAGTAAACGATATACTACAAGAATTAAATTATAAAAATTATACATATATGGGGTTTGATACTTCAAGTGAGCCTATTACGTTTGCAAATAATAAGTATAAGGATTATAAAAATATAGAATACAGACAGGCAAGTATGTATTCAAAAAAAGATATTACTGTATCTTTTGATGTAGATTGTGTAATATGGAGCGGAGTATTATTATATGCACCCGACACACATTTAGAGTTATTTGACGATTTGACGTATAATTTTTATAATAGTAAACATGCTATTATTCAAGAACCATGTAGTAATCAAGATTCAAACAAGTTTCTTGACAATATTGAATTAAACACTATTGAAAAAGATTTACATTTATATGAAAACAAATATAATAATTATAAAGAATGTATAGTTAATGCTAATATCTTTTCAGGACGTAGGAAAATAGTACACATATGGAAATAAGAATAATACCTTACATAGTTGACGGCGAAGAAAATAAAAAATTATCTAACAACGATTTAAATATTTGCCGTATTGCTATAGATAATATGAAAACACAATCAAAAAAAGATAGACTTTTTAATAATTACAATCAATATTTAAAATTAGATACTATGGCTATGTATTGCGTTGCTGTTGATAAAAATAAACCTGTAATGTGTACAGGTGCTCAGCATATAAGCAAACATTGTTGTAGACTGTTTAGTCGTTATTATTTGTTTGATGATTATCGAACATCTCATGTCAGTAATTTATACGATAAGGTTGATAATTTTCAAACAGACTTATACATGCAACATGCATTAAAAAACAAGTATAAATTATTCTTTTGGAGTCGAGACAAAGGAACAGGATTTTTTAAAAAAATTAAAAACGCAAGACCTGATATATTTAAAAATTGGACAGTGTATGATACAATGATAGAATTATTATGGAAGGATAATTTTCAGGGTATTATCTATACAGGTGATATAACGTATATTGACGAGTTAACGATTAACAAATAACTTTTCAGCAATCCATCCACCAGTGTCCCACTTGTGTAATCTTACTTTGCGAAAGTTGTTGTGATGCTGTCTATGAAATCCTTCTCCAGCAATAAAGAAGTTAAGCCACGGAACATCTGCTCCGCCTTCTACTTTATGTCCTACTGTATTAAGTAAACCAAATCCTATTTTAGCAAATACAAATGGCGTTGCGCAAAAAGCAATCCAAAACAATGGACTAATTATAAAGCTCGCTACATTTACTATGATTAGTATTTTTAACCAATGCTTATGACAAAATACTAATCTTGGATTAGCATATAAGTCACGTGCATATTTCATTGGTATTTTAGGTATACTCCAAGTAGTAAGCAAAACTTTCCAATAGCCTACGTGATTAGCAGCATGTGGATCATGTTCTGTATCACTGTGAGCATGATGCATTCTGTGACTGGCAATCCAACCAATAGGAGTACGAATACATGCTATCATTAGCATTGCTAAGCCGATAGTCTCAAACCATACTGGTACATTAAATTGTTTGTGGCAATAGTATCGATGTAATAGTATACTGGCACCCCAATGACTGATCACTTGGCTCCATAAGATGCCTATAACTAATGCGATTAAAATTTCCATTTGTACTCCTACAAATGTATTTATTTGTATTTAAATTACAATTAAACTAAGTTGACCCAAGCACTATTTTCGTAGCCTTGGAACTTATTAAGTGTGCTATTATAAATCATCATACCGTTTACTGGAGTTAAACCATCTCTTTGTGCAGTTGTCATGTTACCAAGTAGCATCTCATTAGGACCACTTATCTTAACATTACCTACAATTTCAAGATCGGCATCTGGTGCTCTTCCAAGTCCGTCGAAACCAGAAGCACCAGTTTCTCCTTTAATCATAACAGATCCGTCACTATAAATTTTAACAAATTCTGAATAGTTTGGAGTATCTGGATGTGGGAAGAAGACCATTTGATCTGCACTTGCACTTTGTGTCCAAGCGTTAGATTGGATAGCATTTACTTGACTACCAAAGTTTATTTTAGATACTTCTGTAGAATTTGCTACTGCACCTGATTCTTTTCGTAACAAATTAAGAATATTATAATTACCATCTGTAATACCGTATAGCTCTGAAGCAGTTACACTATCAGTTTCAACTCTTCCTCTTATAATTCCGTCTACACCATCTACAAGTATAGTTGAATCATCTGCAAATACACTACCAGACACATCACCTATTGATGGACCTGTATGTATACCTACAGTATTACCTGATACGGAACCAGTTAAGCTACCCGATATTGTATTTGCAACAACAGAATTAGCATTAACATCTCTTGTAGTTGCATCAGTAAATACTACACTATCTTCACCATATGTACTACCGTATATGTCCATAGTAATTGTATTAGATAGAACATCAATATCGTCTACCCATATTTTATTCCAACGTTTTCCTGATGTACCAAGATCAAGTGTTGCACCACCAGTTGGAATTAAACTTGTGTTAACAATATTAGTATTAAGTTGATTTAGATATATTGATCTAAATTTCTTTGAATTTGTACCTATATCAATTGCATCGTCGGAAATTGGAGTAATAACAAAATCGGTTGTAGATAACCCAAGTAATGGATCGGCATCTTCCCAAGTTGATAATGAGTTATTCCATACAATAGTATTACCGTTAGCTGGCGATACTGCACTTACGTCTGTTAGATCATTTAGTGTTGTTGCGCCGCCACCGCCACCACCTGATGGTGCTGCTGCAATCCATTTACTTGTAGCGTTGTTCCAAGTAAGAACATTGCCGTCTGCTTGCCCAACAATATTAGTATCTATCAATTCGTCTAAAGTAAGATCGCCTGGAGCCCAATTGTTACCTACTGTATTCCATTTTAAAACTTGATTAGTAGTAGCACCGGCTTGTGTAAGAGACGAAGTTGATATTCTACCAGTGGATGCATCAATTAATAGTGTACTATCGTCGGCTACTACATCAGCATTTATTGACGGAGCACTAAATGTTCCATCAATATTAATGTTGTTTGTATAGATATTTTTAAAGCGTTTTTGAGCATTACCAAGTGTAAACACATTAGTAGTTTTAGGAATAATTGCACTTATTAAGCCATTTGGTTGTACAAATAGCTCATTTGTTGTTACTCTACCGTTTATATTGATATTACCAGTACCGGTAATATCTTTAGCATTAAGAACTAAGTTTCCACCTAATTGCGGAGTCAAGTCTTCAATAACATTTGCCAGTCCTAAGAACGGATCACCTGTAACTGGAAATCCACCAGCATTAATACCATCACCGATATATAATTTCTTTGTATCAGTAGTATATATAAGTTCTCCCTGCTCGGGAACAATTGTCTGCCTTAGTGCATTGGTACCACGACGAATTTTTAGCGGCATATTTGACTCCTAAAATAATTTCTTACATTGTATTTATCATATTGTCTAAGAAAGTTATTTTCCTTTTTTTAGAAAGAATTTAGTTCTTTTAGTTATATCTTGCTTAACTTTATGCACATTGAGTCTAAAATCGATATTTTCTATTTGATCATTGTATTCTTCAATTAATGTTTCGATTTCAGTCTCAAGGCTGTCTGCGTTGGGAGATTGCATAGATTTTTCTATATCAACCTCCCAAACTTTACCATCTCTAAAGATGATACGCATACTATGGAGATACGCTAAAGGTACTACTGAAACGTCGACATCTTTGAGTATCTCCGGCCAATGATCAATAACATCTTGAGGTAATTTGTTATTAGGCTTTGGCACTCTCTTCTGTCTTTTTTGTTTTGCGCTTAGTAGGTACAAGTTCTTCTGCTTGTTCTCTTAGAGCTTTCGCTTCTTTGAACAATGCATCTGCTTGCGATCTATATTGCGCCGCTAAATGATCATCTGATAATACTCCAGTGTCAGCATAATCTTGTGCTGTTGACTCTGATGTATAAACATCTGATGCTGGTTGGGTTGGTTCGGGCTGTTTACCACCGGCTAATTCGTGTATAGTAATACCTTTTTGATTTGCAATAAGTTGGTTTAGCTCTGCTAAATTAACAGTACTTTTCATATCAGGTGTCATTTCAATTAGCTTAGATGCCATCTTTTGGATTTTTCCAAACTTATGAAAACACTGAAACATATTTCTACCATCGGGCAATGTTGCTCTATTCATAGCATCGGCTAATTCAATTGCTGTTTGTCCGGCATTGGATTCAATTACTTTCATAAATGAATCATGCTCTTCGGCATTCAATGTTTCTGTTAACACTACCAGGCAAGACTCTGCCTCGCCTGGTACTGTTCTATATACTACACCGACCTTCTTTTGATTGGCGGCAACTCTGCCGACGTGTTTTAGTGCGGCCATGTTATTCTCCTGCTGGAGCACCCTCTTCTGGTGCTGCTTCGCCTTGTGCTGAGGCTGCTTGTACTGCAATTAAGAAATTACTTAATCTTGTGTACGTTTTACCGACGGCTTCCATTTCTGTTGGACGGAATGCGCCACGGGCACTTGCAACATCAATAATTTGTTTTAAACCGTTCAAATCACCAATGCTTAAATCTGTATTTTGCTCACCTTGAGCTTCTTGTGCATTTTGTACAAGTTCTTCGGCAACCTCTGGATTTGCTGTTGCTTGTGTTTCAGTAGTTTCTGACATATAGTTTCTCCTTTTATAATAATATATATCTGTCTTTAGGTTAAGTGTATTTCAAAATTGGACAAGCTAATAAAAAGTAACTTGCTTCTTTTTGATTTTCAAAACCTATTTTTACAATCGTTTCAATTTTTGATGTGCTATCTGATATATTTACACTTTTACAAATAGCATACCTTCCTTTTAGATTAGAAGTGATCCATCGTTCAACTGCATCGATTGTATTATACTTATATTCGATACATAGCGTTTCGAAATATTCTGGTATTATAGGAAGTTTTCTTGTTCCTAATAATGTATTAGGATTAGGCTGCAATAGATTCTTCATAATGTGCCGTAACTCCAAATGGACCTTTTATATTACGTTGAAGGTCACCGTGTACTAAGAATACTGTATCACAATAGTCTGGGTCGCCCCAGCTATCCCAAGCGTATCCGTCTGTAAACATAATAAACTTTTTTGGTTGGATATCATTTTGTTTCATGTATGTCCAGTTAACCATAAAGTCTGTGCCACCACCGCCTTTAATGTCATATTCGGTTATCATTCTTCCGTCGTCTGCACTAAAGTCATCTTCATTATACACTTCAGTGTCAAAGCACCAAATTTTAATGTTGTAGTCTTTGTATTCATCCATAATACCTTTTATTTCAGAAAGAAAAATTCTTGCTTGAGTATTACCGATTGACCCGCTCATATCTAATGCAATACAAATATCAATAGTTTCTTCAAAATTCATACCTGGAAGAATAGCGCCTGTATGCCAACCTTTACGTGAAGGACGTATAAACGTATAATCGTTTTTAATTGTACTTTGTATTTGTTGTCTAAGAATCTCACGCCAGTTCATTTTAGGCTCTGTAAGATCTTTAATCATACGTGCAACACCTGCAGGAATATTACCGGCACCTGCTGTCTGTGCTGCCGAAATCATGCCTTCTTTAATTTCGTCACGTATTTTTTTAAGTTCTTCTTTAGAATATGAAGGACGACCGCCTTGACTTTTACCTGAACCTGGGGAGTTACTGTCTCCATCGCCAGCACCATCGTTAGCTTCCCAATCAACATGTTCGTCTAATAGTTCACCAAGTTGTTTTAGTTCTTCATCGTCATACTTGCCAAAGATGTCATCGTATACTTCTTCTGATGTCCAACCTTCATATTTAAAGTCTTGAAAGCAATCAATAAATGTTGGCTTAGTACCAATGCGATCACGTACTAAGGTATTATTTACAATATAGTCTGCGGCAATGTTGTAAATTTGTGGATCTCTATCATCTCGACGTGCTAAGTGATCAAATACACAATGCAGAATTTCGTGTGCAATAACAAACTCAACTTCTTTGTTTGACATTGCATTAAAGAACTGTGTATTGTAATATAAATTACGTCCGTCAACAGCGGCAGTAGGACACCAGTCGTCTGCCGCTTTAATGATTAAACGTGTTGCCATGTTACCAAAGAAAGGATGGCGAAGTAGTAATCCTACACGAGCAATAATAATACGATCTAATACTTCAACTCGCATTTCTTCTAATGCTTCTGGAGTAATATCAGGGTCTGGAGACCAATTCTTTTTACCTTCTAAGTTGTATAGTACATCTGAATTAAAAAAATCTAAAGGCATAACCTTCTCCTTATGCTGATTGTGCCGCAGTAATATACTTACCATAACGTTCGTGGAACTCGTCAAAACACTCAACCTCGTCTGGGTCAATTGGAAGGCTGTATTGTGTAAGTGCAAGTTTGATACCCATAACAACTAACTCGGTGTCAAAGTTATCCATTGCAAAGCGCAAGAAGTTGTTAACTTTTTCGTCAAACTTCTTATCGTTTTTATTTACTGCTTCTTTTAGTTCGTAACATAGTGATACAGTTAACGAATACATAGCACTAATTTCTTTGTTTTTTAGTTCACTTACTTTACCTGCAAGAATGTCAGTTGGGTTAGGCATTTTAGATGCAACTTTGCGGTGCGCCATAAACTTTACAGCAAGACCCTCGCCTACTGATCCGCTTACAAGATCTGTTGTAGTTTCTTCATCTTCACCGTCTTCTAACAGTTCTGATACAAATGACCATGAACGAGGCGTAGCAAACGAACGACTTGGACTTTTAGGATCAAAGTCATATAAGTCTTTTTTACTAAATGTTAAGTAACCTACAACATCAGTATTTTGATTATTGTCTACAGCCCATTCAAACCAATCGTCAAAGTTAACTGCAAGCTCTAAGTGTACAAAGCGATTTGCCAACGGTGCTGGCATACGGTATGTAACACCTTTGTCCGACTCGCGGTTACCTGCCGCAATAATAGTAACATTGTCTGGAAGTTTGTAAGTGCCAACTCTACGATTAAGAATAAGTTGGTATGCTGCCGCTTGTACTGCCGGAGCCGCAGAGTTCATTTCGTCTAAGAACAATACAATGTTGTCATACTTAGCAGCCATTTCTTCATCTGGTAATTCGCTCGGTGCGCCCCACACCATTTTACCAATATTTGAATCAAAGTATGGAATACCTTTAATATCTGTAGGTTCCCATAATGACAAACGAATATCAATTAGATGACTTTTAGGTAGTGTATTTGTAACCTGTGCTACAATATCTGACTTACCAATGCCTGGAGGTCCCCAAAGAAAGATTGGACGTTGTTTCTTCATAGCACGTAAAATGCTACGCTTTGCTTTGTTAGGTGATACTGTACGAGTTGCAATATTTTCCATTGTGTTTGCCCTTTGTTGCTTTTGCTATACTACTAATATAATACATCTTGAAGCAAAAGTCAATCAGTTTTGGTAAACTTTTTCAAAGTTTTTGTCATACCATATCGGTTAATGTCTCCTGAGAAAAGACTTAGTTCGACTGCTTTCTTTTCGCTCGTAACATATATTCCAGACTGTGTTAAAAAATAAGGACAGTCGATAAACTTATCTAAGAAAATTATTACTTGTGATGTAAGTTTCATTTCTTTAGGAAACGGAACATCGTACATAGTAATATTGAGTTGATGAAGCATATCAAAACCTTCATCAGTAAGACGTAATCCGCCAACTTGTTTATCTCGAGTATTCTTCCACCATAGCTTTAAATGTTGTTCTACAGCAATGTCATCTGTACTTTTATCTAAATGTTTGAGGAATACTTTAGTGTATTGTTGTTTCATATTACAGAAACTTCATCGCCTTGTGTGAGTTTATGTACTGCAAAGTCTTTACAATTAAACATTTTATTTAATTTTTTAGCAAGATTTATTGCATGACCGGGATTAGAGAATGACACTTTCTTGTATTTTGGCCCAGGATAGTTTGTAACTATGTTCATAGACTTTAAATTAAACGGTTTTCCGAGATAAAACACTGCCCATATAGCTTCTGATTCGAGTACTTGCTCGCTTTTATAAGTTACTTTGTCTATTTTTTCTAATAGAATCGTCGGTTTTGGTCTACTCATATGCGTAATCCTTTTGTAATATACGCATATATTTATCCAAAAAAGTAGTAATATACAGTTATATCTAAAACTTTTCGCCTTCTAAAATAACACTTATTACTTCTTCGGTGTTATTATTCTTAGATATTAGTTCTTCGAGATCACCATTTAGTCGTGCTAATAATTCGGCTAACGTAAAAGTAATAGACTTAGCAGTTTGAATATCAATTCTAATTTCTCGTTGATTACTACTATCAGCAGTTTTTACTTGTTGAATAAATTTTTCAATAGGGAACGTGTTTACTGGATCTTTCATTTCTTAGCTTTCTTATTTGCTAAACCTAACTTGTGCTTCATTTCTAATTCAGATAAAAACGGTCCTTGATAGTTGTAACGTTCAAGTGTAATTAACTTTGGACAGAAACTTTTAACCCAGCCTTTATCAAATCTAATAATATAATATCCTGCACTATATAAACTTGTAGATTTTTTACTTTTTGTAAAAAGAGGCAGTTTTTGTTTTACATTATAAACAGCATTCTTAGGTGCTACATTAGTAGGATAACCGTGTACTTCAAAATCTGATTGTACTTCTATTACATTTTCATAAAATATAGTATTACCTAACTCTTTCTTAAGAGTCTTTTTATCTTTAAAAAACTTTTGTGTTAACGGAGTGCTTAACATGTATCGGTCTTCGTCATAGCTTAACGTGCCAATTTTATTATTGCCGCTTTCAACTATCCAAAACTTATTTTTTAGAATTTCTTTTGCTTTGATTGTCATTTAATATACCTTGCTTGTAATGGGGTTGCATAAAGTGCCGCTTGATCTGCAATACGTTGCATATCCCACTTGGCACAAAACTTCATAAGACGCATACCTACTTGTGTTATATCTTTGCTTTCTACTGTCTGAATAATATTATCGATAGTTTCTCTAATATGTGCAGGTTGTGCTGTAAGATCGCACAATGTAACATTACGGTTGTAGTCATCAAGTACACGATGTTCTACNCCTTCATGATCTACCCAACGCTGTAGCATCATGTTGTTCCAGTTATAACCTTTAGTGTGTTTATCTTCATATGCTTCAATTAGTCCAACTTTGTTCTTAGTGCCTTTCTTACGTACACCAGGATACGCACTAAACACGTTATCACTTGTGTCGCCACGCATACACTTTTCAAACAGCATAAAGTCAGGCTGCGGCGCTGGCTTCTCTTCTTTAGTTTTCTTATCAATTACAGGCTTGCCGTTGTCGTCAAAGTAACCCTCATGTGTAATAGTAACATTCTGTATACCGTTGTACTGCTTACAATTAGGTGCAATAAGTTGCGCAAAGTCACCGTCGGTACTAAGAATAACATGATTATCATTNGGATGATTCTGTACCCAACCTGCAATAAGATCGTCAGCTTCTAACACAGGATTTTGTAAAACAGTGCAGTTAGTCTTCTCTGATACAAAGTTCTTAAATTCGTCAAAGATCTCAAAAAAGACTTTGTCTTCATCTGCTTGTGCAGGAGTCATTGCATCTCGAGTCTCTTTGCGGTTACGTTTGTAAGGCTCATAAAAGTCTTTGCGCCAGCTACGTCCTTCTAAACAAAATACAATATGATCAGCATCAAAGTCACGCCATGCTTTCTTAACGCCATTAAGCGTAATATGTAGGGCCATACCTACCTTAGTGTCAATGTCGCCACGTACTACATGCCTTGCACGAAAGAACGTGTTAAG